GTTCATTATGAGTCAAGAATATTACTTCAGCTTTCACATCTCTAGTATCCCATCCATTTATATTAGCATGTCTACTAACTAAGTGAAATAAAAATTCATACTCTGTAAGCCAAAGATCATGAACTATAACTGGACTAAAATTTAAATGAACTTCATATCCAGCATCAAGAAATCTAGGTACTGCATTTAATCTTAAATCAATTGCACTTGTATTAGGTTCTAAAACTTTTCTCCATTTTTCAGGCATAAGACTAAATCTTATTCTAATCTTACCTTCTGGATTAAAATCTAAAAGGTCCTTATTTACATATTTAGTAGCAAATGAACCCATAGCAAGTGGATGATCTCTGAAGAATGCAAAGATTGTTTTCCAGTCATGATATTTTGCATGCAGAGCAAAGTCTTCATTACATGAAATATCATAAGTTACATACTCTCCTGTTTGATTTGGTTTCTCTACAGTAGAGAAATATGCATGTGAATTAATCTCTGTCAGGATATCCATAGTATTTGTAGCTACAGATAATCCTTCCGGCTTATGTCTTTTCATATAACAGTAAGTACAGTTATACAAACAGCCATGACCAAAGGAGGGACTGATAAAATCAGTACTCCTCCCACTTGGTCTTATGATCATAGATTTTCTAGTAACTTTTTGAATTACCATATCCAGTTTAATACTTCTGGATGAAAATGTGAAAAGAATAAAAATACAATAGTTCCCATTGATAATGCAGAATCTAATCTTTTAAATTGCACTAATGTCTCCCAATATTTTCTTCTTTTTAAATATTTACTTATTGGACTTTGTATAATTGACAAAGCAAATATAAATAAATAGACATACCACAACTCACTAATAGCCATTCCTAATATTAAGAATACTAAATAAATTAATGAGAAACAACCCACTCCAAATTTAACTGCTTTATCATCTTCTTCACTATGTTTTGTTTTGTAAAAAACTCTTACATAACCTCTAGCTTTAATAAATACAACTAATTCATAACAAAATGCTGTGCCCAACATAAGGGCTAAAATTACGTCTTTCATGATTTTTTGTTTTTTTGTTCTAAATAATCAATAATAAATCCAATAGCAACTAGTATATTCATACCACAAGATGCTATTATTTCATGAATGTCCTCATATATTGTGGACATCAGGTGTACATGACCAACCATCCAGAATGGTACAGATAAGTTTTGGCTTATCCATACCACTAGATATTTTAGAAAGTGTTTCATTTAATCACCTTCTTCATTATTCAATCTCTTTTTCTTGTCTGGCTTCTCCGTAGTGGGATGAGAATTTTTTTTTAGACTGTTCCACCTTACTAATCTCTCCTGAATTTTCTGATTCAAAACTGATTGATCTAATTTCCTTTTGTTTTCTTTCATACTCTTTCCATTCATAGATTTCTAATTCTTTCATTCTAGCAACATCTGCTATAGTCATACCTTCTGGTATACCACCATTTGCTTCAATAATCTGTATACAGACTTCTTTCATTTTTCCCATAATACTAAACTTTTTTCTAAAAACAACTTAATAGTAGTTCTCACATCTTTATGACCAAGAATATCACCTGCTGCTTTTAATTTTTTATAGAATTTTGCATCAAAATCTAATTCTACTCTTACAGATCTTGGAAGTCTGAGATAAATATCAATTACACTAAAGTCAAATGGAAATCTCTGAGCATATACATAAATATTTGCTTGATATGATTTATCAGTATACATCTGAAGTACTAATCTTTTATTGTGATTAACAACATCTCTCTTAACTCCAATAGTTTTAGCAATAGTATGCTCTGACATCATAAATTTATAAGCAAGAATTCCGATAAGATAACTTCTTTGGTCTACAAGAACTCTTTTTCTAGTTTTGTAGACAAGAGGTTCAAGTGCTTTAAGCACATCCTCTTTAGTGTAATCTTCCATTTTAAATAAGATCTAATTCAACTTCTTCTTCCTTTACTTTTTCTACTTCAGCAATTAATCCTTCTATAGGAAGAAATCTACTGCTGTCATAGTACTCATAAGGGAATGATTTTTCTGATAGAGCCACTTCTTTTAATCGGACTCCAAGTCTACCTTGTTGCAGACCCATATTGACAACTTCAACAACTGTATAAACTATACCTTCTTGTATCCATTCATCTGATGATATTTTTGCTGGTTTTTTACTTGAATCAATGCATATAACTTTCATAGGCTTCAATTTCTGTTAATAATTCTAGTTCTTCTAAGTTAGTTTTAATTTCTAACATTTCTAGAAAATCACCAGTTTTAACAGAGCATTTACCTTTGTTATGAGTTATAATAGCACATTGTTCAGCTTGTAATGGTTCATGTTTACAATGTCTTATAAGACATGCCACTACATATAAAAAATCATGAACATCATCATTATACAATACTAATTTATGTGTTTTTGAATCTTCCATATAACTCCAATATACGAAAAATTAAGGGGTTAATCTAATTTAACCCCAAAATCTTTCCACATTATTTTACTCTGATCAAATCCTTCTAGAGCTTCAGTAACCCATTTCTCATCAATTGTATCCATATAACATAGTATGTGTACAATTGCTTTATCATCTGGATTAAGTCTTAGTAATCTACCAATTCTTTGAGCTGCTTTTCTTTCATTACCATATGAATGCATAATAATACCCTGTTTAAGATTAGGAATATTAACACCCTCATTTAACTGCAATACAGTAGAGAGTTTATTAATCTTTCCTTCTTTAAACAATAGTAAATTATCTTCAGACTGTTTATTACCACTGTGGTAACTATATTCACATAGTAAGTCAGCTTGAGCTTGAGTATTAGCAAACACAATACACTTAGTCTGTATACTATTCATTAAAATTCTAGTATACTTTTCTTTACTAGGATATTCCATAAGTGCTTTCATTCTCATAACTCTAAGCATGTGCATATTTCCAGATCCTACATCAATTCTTCTAGACCAATAAATATAGTTTGATTCTTCATCAGTTAACCATTTCTTACCACCTTGATTAACTACATAATTCTTTTCTTTAGATAATTCAAGTTTGTGGACAATAATCTGATAATCATTTAGTATTCCATTCTCCACAGCATCATCTGCTTTGAATGTATATACTACAGGACAGAATTCATTTACTAACTTACCTTTTTCTGAATAACCTCTCTTAGGAGGAGTGCCAGTCAAACCCAAAATCTTACCAGTATATAACTGTAAGAATCCCCGGTGACTGTCTAACAAACTATGAGCTTCGTCTAAATAGACAGCATTATAGTCATTAGGATTATGTTTATTCAAACTTAGATAAGTAGTAAATACCATTCTACCTAATAAATATTCTTTTCCAAATTTTTCTGCATCATCTTTCCAAGATTGGAAGATTGCTTTTTTTGGAGCAACAATTAGGACTTTCATCAATGGAGTAGTATTACGTTCTATATGATTGAGACCTACAAGAGTCTTTCCTACACCAGTACCTAAAACCACACTACATCTTTTTTGTCCATCAGTTGCAGCTAATGCTTCTAATTGAACTTTATCTTTTGTCATAAGTTTATTTTAAGTACTATTAGTTCTTTAGCTTTCTACTCCCAGCTCCGAGGAATTGTATATAACTTAGCCCATCTCACCGCTGTTTGGGAACTAAAGTTTACTAATAGCATTTTTGTAAGTTTATTTTAACCATCCCATTATTCTAGATTCTGCAGGATTTGCATGAATCCAATCATGACAATTTCTACAAACTGCTAACCAAGTACTTTGAACCAAGTAAAAAGCTTCTCTATTACTACCAGCAAATGTGTGGTGTATATCAGTTGCACCATTAGTACAACCTGCTACTTTAACCATACAAAGTTGATTTTCATTTAGATACCTTTCTCTGAGTTTAAGATACTCTTGGTCTTTCTTTTTCCTTTTAGAAGAAACCAGAGGGATTTTATAATCAGTTGGTTTCTGTGAACTGTTATTATCAATGGCTTTTTGGCAACTCCAACAATATTTACAGTATTTGAATCCCTCATGGTTTTTCCAGATGACTGTCTCTTTCTGACAGCCATCACAGATTTTAAGTTTCATAGTAGTTCTTCAGGAAACTCACCTTTTGACTTAGTTACGGCAGGAGTCTTTCCACTTCTTAATAAAGTTCTAAGACCATCCCAGAATCCAGTAGCTAAATAACAACTATGTACTACCACACCCTTTGGAATTACAATAAATCCAATTAAGGTTGTGTGATATCTGTCTTCATTATGTAGCCAACTCATACCTGCATGATAATAATCATCTTTAGGTACATAAATAAGCCAATGAGTTTTTGTTTTCCAAATAACTCTTCCTTGTACGGTGTCTATGCTAGATCTATATCCAGGTTCCAGACCACCTCTTTTGTCATAAAATGTTTTCATACTCTTTGATTTTTAAGCTGAGGTAGACTGACCGGTGCTTCTTTTAAACTTAAAAAGTTTTTAGGTAGTATACCTTCGGCTATAAAGATATTGATAATTTGATCTTTATCAATATTTAAATCTTTAAAAGTTAGAGTATTCTTAAACTTTTCATCTACATCGTTTAATGTAACAAGCTCTTTTGTCAATTTAGCATTTGGAAATAAAGTTTTAAATATACTATTTGTATATTCAATTGTAACTTTTTGTTTGTGTGTATTAAGAACATACTGTGATTTCTTAAATACATTCATTATCCTTTGCTTTTTCTTACTACAGATTGTGGCTAATTCTTTTTCATTAAGAGCATCTAGACCATAGAGTGCTCTCTTATACAAGTAATTCTGATATACAGAATACTTGTCTTGTTCATATTGCATATAGGTTTTACCTGCATGCAATTGGTAATCTCTTACCTGTTGTTTTAACTTTTCCATTTTAATCATACAATTTTACATTCATAAAAAAGAGAGAGTATCACTAATGACACTCTCTCACACTAACTAACTAAATACTATCCACCAATTGAGAAATCATCAGATGGACGTGCATTTTGGATTGCAGAAGATTTACCTCTATTATATGCTGCTTTTAATTCTTCAACATTATCGTGTTTGATCAAAGTATCTGCACCTATTGCATCAAAACTAAACTTTGTTCTACGATAGATTGGTAATCCTCCCAAAGTACATACAATACCTGTTTCTCCAGCTACTTTAAGATCTCTCTCTGGGGTTTTATCATTGAATGGTTCCAATGATTCTTCTACTACAATTTTACCATCTAACTGTTGGCCAGCAAAGAATGCTGATTCTTTTAATTCAGCCAATGTACCAGGGATCAATGCACTAATTGGTTTTCTACGTAAGAAACCATTGTCATCAATCATTGTTCTTACTTGTTGTACACGAATATAACCATACTCTGGGTTATTGTTTGATACATTTACAACAGCTCCTGTTGTTTCATCAGCTAATACTACTACTTTAGAGTTCATAACTTTAAGTTTTAAATAATTAATAAATAAATTGATTGTTGAGTAGATACTAAGTCCTTAATTACTCAGGTTAAGGGTAGTTGTGTAGTATAAAACTACATATCCAAATTTTCAGATAAATCAATAATATCATCAAATGGTATATCATCTGATACAATATTATTTACTTCTTCATCATCCGTAGGAACGAATTCAAAGTCATAATACTTTTCTTTTCTGTTATTAGAAATAGCAGATCCAGTAAAAGGGTCCCTAATATGTTCACCATAGTCAATTGACATGAGGTACTGTATATCTTCATCTGTAAGATCAAGAAATTCCTCTGTAGTGAGGTGAACTACTTTCCCATTAGGGAGTTGATATTGCATTACCGGCATAAATATGCAGATAAATATATATCATTTATTAAGATGTTGTTGGTTTAAACCAATAATATTTAGCAATATATAGCTAACAATGAAAAGGGGAGCATTTCTACTCCCCGTATCATTTGGTCTGGAAAAGTATACGCACAGATATACTATCTTTAAAAATCTTCAATAACTTCTAGTTCATTAGCTCTTACATATGTACTATCTTTCTTAACATTACCTTTATCATCAATACCTGTATATTCTACATGATATTGTGAGTATTCATGATAACCTCTGAAATCTCTAACAGTAACAATAATACAACCATCAGAATCAGCATACTTTTCTCTAGTAAGAGCTTTGTCCATACCATAACCAATAGTACTTATAGGCATTCTACATAGAGTACCATCAGGTATAGTATCCGGTAATTTATTACCAATTGTAAGTTTAAAGAAATATTCAGTTGCTTGCTGACTACTACAAATCATAGGAGTAATGAGCTTAATAAATTCCTCAGAATTAGAATCCTTAATGATCTTACTGAGTGCTTTTGCTACATCAGTTTCATCATAATTTACAGATATTCTCATACTTAATCATTTAATCTTCTATGTTGTCTTATTTTATCTAATAAATCATCATTAAAGTGTGTAAAAAAACTTTTATCTAATATTTTAACTGTACTATTTTCAGGAAATACAGTAGGAATAATAGATTTCTTTACACCTTTACTTAGAGGGTTTCCGTTTGTGTCTGTAACGTCTACATTCAAATCAAATCCTAATACAGACTCAATAAGATATCTATCCATTTCCAAATATATTTTTAAGCATGTTATGTAATCTATTTCCATACTCATTTTTCTCAATAATTTTTGCCATCATTAAACTAGCAAATACTACTTCATTAGTATGAACACATTCATTTATTGCACTTTCTAAAGCTAAATGTACTCTTGAATTTTTTTCAAATGCATCAATACAAACTTTCATTATCTCATCTGCTCTTACATCTCTAATACCCAAATTTCTGTGTAATAGTTCTGCTTCGTCATCAATAATTAAAAGTTTATACTTTCCTTTTTCATTAAGGTAAGTTTTCTTTTTTCTTTTAAATAATCTTTTTAACCATTTCATAATCATAAATTTAAATTAAACAATAAAAATAGTAGTCCTGCTTGGATTCGAACCAAGGACCTACTGCTTAGAAGGCAGTTGCTCTATCCACCTGAGCTACAGGACTAACAAATCAATAAGATTCTTCTTCTGAAGGTAGACGTAACCAGTCTGCATCTTCTAGAATCCACATCTCACCAACAAAACCATCTGGTTTTAATACATACATTGTATTACTAAATTCTAATACAATGTGTTGATCTTTTCTTTTTGTAATCTCAACAGGTTTATCACCTTGAATTTCAATTACATTCTGTACGAATTTTTTCTCTGACCTAGAGAGAAAGTTTGGGAGATCTTGTGATAATCCCATTACACTAACAAATGTGCTAAACATAAAAATCATATTTTTCATAATCATTTACTTACGGCATATGCCCATATTAATAATCCAACTGCAATTACAATAAATCCATATAACATCCATTTAAATGGTAGCATTCTCTCTTCAATTTCAATACTTTCATCAATACAGGCTATTGTATGTTCTATCTCATTTCTTTTTAATAGATACATATCTGGATTTAATTCAGCATAATGAAGATCATATAGTTCATCATATAATTCAGTTCTTCTTTTTCTTAATTTTTTTAAACTCATAGTATTATCTTTTATCGATTACTAATATTGAACATGTTCCTAATATAGCAGATAGCATAAAAATAAATGTTGAAACATGTATCATACTTGGTTTAACAAACATGCTAACTAATGAGCCCACCATAATCAATAGTGAAAAAATTATAATTGAATAAATTACGTATTTCATAATTATTTTTTTTGATTTAATAAATACTGTGACCACACTAGGGCCATCAACAATAACATTACTACTATCTCTTTCATAATCATTGTTTTATAAACAAATAATTCGGCATATATCCTCCGTAGACAAACTTGGTTACTTTACATAACCATGCTTTCTCTACTCCAGGACAATCAAATATTTTATATTCTGCACCACCATAAATGTGATGTAGTTTTTTAAGTTTGATTGCATTTTCTATTGGTGTCTCTGAAACTTCTATAGTTGCAGTATTACTATTATTTGATAATATATCAAGTAACGTATCAGCACCTGCCACCATTTCTAAATCAGCTTTATCACCTGTCCATTCTGGTAAATCAATATACCATTTGTTATCTTCTTCTTTTTTAAATTTTAAGTTTTTCATAATATTTTAAATTAAATAGTCACCAAGTGACAAGAATATATAGCTAAAATCAAATGCAAATACAATGTCAAAGACCTTCTCTTCTACAAAGGCAAATACAAATACTAAGTCTCATTGTTATCAGCCAATTGCATATCATGCATAACCTGTCTGATGATGAGTTCTATCTCAGTTTTTATAGTTTGAAGAGAAGCGGTTTTAAATGTATAACAAACATTTTTTCTTTTAGTTATAATGGTTATCAACCATTGAAGTTCTAAATTCTTGTCACTAGGTGTAAAGAGTAAGAGAATCAGCTTGTGCTTATCTCTTACTCACCTGATTAATACTCTATTTCTCAGCAGTAATGAACATGTCAATTACATGCTGGAATCTAGGATCAACATTGATTCTCAATGCTGCAGCAGATTTAATATCCAACTCACGTTGACTATTAAATTCCATAGTAAGTTTAAGTATCTCACCTTGATATGCATCATAAGCAGTCTTATAATCTTCCATCAACTCTTTTTCAAGTTTTAAGAATATAGATGCTTTATCTGCATTCAACTTCTGAATACGTGCATTCTCATCACTAACCAAGTTTTTAACTTTGGCTTTGTAATAGTTTACACGTTGCTCATACTTTCTATGCTCTTCAGCAATTTCTTCATGAACATCCATCAAGATAGGAGCTAAATGATGTTTAGTCACCTTCACTGGAGTCTTCTTACCTTGCTCAACTTCAAACCACTCAATACTAGGTATATTTGGTAACTCTTTTCTTAATTGAGTTAACTTACCTTGTTTATGAATGAATTGACCAAGATGAGAAGCCATTGCTTCTACTTGAAGATACTCTGAATACTCAGCATCTGATAATTGAGACCAACCCCATGACTCTGATACATCATACAATACATCATAATCTGGTACTACTGGTCTCTCAGGTGCTATAAGATGAGAGAAATCAGGTCTTGTATCCCTTATTCTTTCTATTTCAGACTCTTTACTCTTAATAGCTTCCATCAAGAATGCTTGACATGCATGTAGATCACCTTTATTCTTCAATAAATCAAGAATATTACCTGGCATAGGCATTCCATCTTGTATTGAATATACTTGACCTTCAACTGTAATAGACTTACTACAGTTATTGTAAGAATCCAATTCTCTTTGGATTTCTTGAGCATTTTGATTACACAAATTGCTAATTGATTGTGCTTGAGACATACTCAAACCTTTTGTAGACAAATTTCTCATAAGTTCTGTTTTTAGAGATTTATAAATTGATTAATAAGTTTAAAAAATGGACAGTTTGTCTTCATGTCCAGGAATACGTAGCATATCACTACCTTTCTATTGTATCTTAGAATGGGAGATCAAAGAACATCTTATCAAGTTCTTCATCCCATTGTCTTCCTGCATAAGAATGTATATTCTTTCCAGGAAATAGTTTCTTTGCACATTTTATTGCAATAGCATCATCATATACTCCATAGTCACCTGACTTGTAGTATAGAATCACGTTATCTTCAAAGATCTTGATCCAACCACCATTAACAGTACCATAATCATCAGCATAAAAAATACTACTGATATCACTGTGACCATTAGATACAAATCCATATGGATCCCAACAGAATCTGTATGAATTATCATCATAATGATCCTGCTGTATGATGAACTTGATACCTTTAGTTACCTGAAAGTTGCTAAAATCAAGTTTTTGTGAATATACTTCATGAGCAATTTTTCTCATCTTTTTATTCAATTCAGAATTCTTATCAGATTCTTGTCTCCACCATTTTTCATAATCTTCTTTGGTAGGTCCATCTTCTTCTTCTTCAACAACAGATTGTATAGATGAAGCTTTGACAGCTTCTTTAATCATATCCATTCTTGCTGCAAGAGTAATGATTTCATTTTCTTGCTCAACTTGAAGTTTATATTTATCAGGTTGAATGACAGATAGAAATAAATCCATCTCATCTTTAGTAACATGACTATTCCACATACCACCAGCAAATGACTTGAAGTCACTAGTTGGTACAGAGAATATATTATGTTTAGTAGAACAAGTAATACTATTTCTACCATATGTCTCTACTTCATAAAGACCTTGTTTTGAATTTAAATGAATTTTCATTTTAAGTTTATTTTTTAAGTTTATATTTAAGTTAATTGTACTCTCACAAGGTTGCAATCCTTAAATTATACAAGCTTTAGGAATAAGTTCCGACTTTAGTGCAATGTATAAGTCCACATTATTTAAAGAGGTGTACCTGCTTGGATGAGAGTAATGAGCAGTTTTAATTCATGCTCAGGAAAGGTCATTAATACAAATCAGATAAATCAGGTTGTTTATTAAACTTGATTTCTTCTTCATATTGGTTCAACAACCATATTTTATCCTCTATTGAAAGAGAAAATAGTTCTTGTTTATTTTTGTCACTCAAACTAGTTCCGTAGAACTTTGTTGCATGAACAAGAAGTCTTAAATTAATATTAGACTCCATTCCGTGTAGAGTTTCTACATACTCTCTGTTGTTAATCATAGTTGCATTCATATTATTTGTTTTTAAATTGATTTATAAGTTATCTATTGTTATTAATGAATCTAATTGAGTATAAGTACCACCATATACTTTATGGCTTTCTACATTCTCAACCCAAATACTATCTTCACTTACTTCAAGATAGTATTCTATGTCGATGTTACCACCAACATCTGTCCAGTCTTTTGACACATTTTCCGGAGTCTTTGTTACTGAACCTGCATAAGTATAACCAAGTATAACTTGTATTACACAGAATGATAATGCACCTACTATAATGCCTATCACAAATGAATCATAAATTCTTGTTTTCATATATGTTTATTTTATTAGTTAGCTATATTAATTAATTAATAGTAATATATAATATTATAATTATAGTGTAATTACTCTACCTAAGAAACTAGAGAGAGATTAATACTCAATAACATTCTCACACTTATATTTACAGATTTCCGTGCACACATTTGTAGAATCTGTAATAGTAGTTCCTATGTTGAGTATGCACACATTGTATAATAAATATATAATACTATATTTCTAGTAAATGTTATTGAGTATTGAGTAATCATTACTAATGCTGTAGACATATACTATTTACTAAAAAAAACAAAATAATGCAGTAGCATTATTTCCCAATTCAAGTGAAGGGTTAGCAAAAAAGAGGGTTTTCTAATTACTAAAAAAATGAAGAGTAGGACATCGTCCTACTCTATTCATTTAATTCTGCTTACAGATCTTCTCCAATTGCAGAATTATCACCATTGCTAACAGGTTCATCTATGAAAGAACTTGCTTTACTGCTAGATACTTTACCTGCACCAAATACTTTATCTGCAAGTCTATTTGCAAATGCAGTTGCTAGAATACTACTTGTTTGTTCTAACAACTCTAATCTTGCAACATCTTTCCTTGTTTCAGATTGATCCAATGTAAAGTTTCCATCTTGCTTCAAATATAATGGCAATTCATCTCTAAATGCATCCATATACATTGTATGCATTTGTGGTTCCCCTGTTGCAGACTTACGTGGATATTTCTTAAACTGCGGTGAATTCACATACTGTTTAATATCCTCTACTGCACCCTTAATGGTGTAAATGTGGAAAGTTTTTCCTTTTTGCTCTCCTTCTTTTCTAATGTAGTTTCCTACATAAACTGCTTTTAAACTGTTCATAATGCTTAAATTTTTAATTAATGAATAAATTATTTTAGATAAGTTAAGGGTTAGCCAAAGAGGGAAAAATGAAAAAGTATTAGACAATGTCTAATACTCTTTCTTGTTAGTTAATACTCTGTATGATTCCGACCACATGTGTCAATATCATCCAGATCAATTCTGCCAACAACTCTCACTTGTTCTTCTTCTTGGTCTAGATTCACATCTATGCTCAATACTTCTCTAATGAGATTTACTGATCTATGGAATGCTATGAAGTCCTCTGAAGCTTGAACTAATTGTTCCAAGTTGTCAGTGTTCATAATACGTTCTCTGAAGTTATGTCTAATGTTGCTGAAACTTTCTTTCGGCAACATTGCTGTTAACTTATCAAGAACTGCTAAATCCACTAATGCAAGTGGTCTGTTATGATCAGGTGTTACGTCTAACACCTGTTGATTGTTAAAGTCAATCACTCTTGAGCTGCTCAAATAATTGTTGTTTATCATGATCTTAAATTTTAATTTAAGTTAAGTTCAGGGTTAGCAAGTAAGAGGGAAAAAAGAAAAAAAGAATGTGACCTATTTGGTCACAATCTTTTTGGCTGACTGAACATAGATGGCATCATAGCCAGCTTTGTTCTTATAGACACGGTAGAAGATTTCATACATTCCAATAGAAGGTATGATGTCTTTTACTGTGGCTTTAGACAGCCGAGGCAACCAAGTCTCAGTATTGGTTTTCTTTATAACATAAAGGAAATCGTGAGACTTGCAAGAATAGATGTTCACTAGAGCAGATGTTGTTGGTAGTTGTTTCATAATAAATTTATTTAATTTAGTATGCAGTTGATGGGTTAGCATCTGTCTGACAGACAGAAAGTTTTTTCCTGAAGGAAGAAAAAAGTTTTTGTTTGGCAGATATGAAATGATTCTGTCAGAAACAGTAGGGGGTACCCACCTGCTGGAGCTGGCCGGGGATCATTTTATTAGGGGGTCATCACTTACTCTTATTTACAACATTTTAAATTCCAAAAAAAATTTTATATTTGTGTCATGAAAAAGTTTGACATGGGTAAGTATGTTCTCTTAGCAGGTAAGAATGCTGTAGAGATATTTGACTACTATGATGTTGATGAAATGCACGGGTTAAACAAGAAGGATGCCCAGGCAGAAGAGGTTGATAAGACTGTAGGTAATGGGGTTTATATATATGGGTGGACTAACTATGACCCGGCAGATAAGAAACTTACTGCAAAGGCTCCTACTAAACCATTTCTTTTTATTAACCTTGGTGCTTTTACCAAGTATTCTCCTACAGAAAAAGCAACAGCTGTTATGCATGAGACTATGCACATGAGTATCTTGTTAAACAACTGGAAGATTACTGATAAGGAGGAAGAGGTAATTACTTTTGCAGAAGATGAGGCTAATAAGATAATTGCCAAATTAGATTTTGATAAAAAAGAACAACCTAAAAAGGGATTCTTTAAAAAATAATTTATACCTTTACCTAAGTTCATAACATAAAGTTTATTTGATTAATGCTAGAAACCCTGGATTTTTTCCGGGGTTTTTAGTTTAAACAAAAAAAGTTTTTATATTTGTTCTTCACAAAGTTCGTTATATGAGATGACTGATAAGCAAAAAAAGTTATGGCAACTTGTTGCAGAAAAGACAGAGTCTAACTTAGAAGCTAGAATGGTATATGATGAACTACTTAAAAAACTAAATATGTCAGAAGACAAAATTATTTTATCCCTAATGCAAACTGAAAATGGGGTAGAAGTACATGTAGGTGAACAGGCCTATGAGAACTTTGCAGTGATTGGATTACTGGAAAGAATTAAGATGGACTTATTGTCTAAACCAGAACTCCCTATCTTTGACCTACGAGAGAAGACTAAAGATAAGAAAGAAAAGTCTTCTCGAAAATATGATGCGTAATTTTTTAAAACCAACAATATGAGTAAACCATTTAGAAAACTAAGAGGTAGAACTATCTTACTTAGTGTACCTGAGAGAAAGAAATCAGCAATTGAGTTGTCTGCTAAGGATGAAGACATGATCATGCAAGAAGCAGTAAAGATGTGGAACAAACTTACTGTTTATGCCATAGGAGATAAAGTAGAGGAAGTAGAGGTAGGAGATCAAGTATATGTCAGAACATCTGCTCTCAACATGGAGACTGTTGAGAGAATTGATGTTGATGGTTCTATAAAGCTTGTTCTTAATGAAGGTGACGTAATTATAATATGGTAAGTTATGGAAAACAACTTATATAAAGCATGTACTCGTAGTGATAAACAGTCTCCATATAAAGAGATGGTAAATGGAGTTTATGGAAAGGACACTTATATTAATAAGCCATCTTCTCCTTTAGCAACAGAAATAGACTGGAATAAAAGAGTTGTAAACTTAGGTGAAGGACCAAGACCAGATTATTATGGCGGTAAAGATAATACTTATGAAGTATTTCAAGTATTAGAAGCTTGGGGATTAGATGAAGACTTCTATCTAGGTAATGTAATTAAGTATGTTGCCCGGGCAGGAAAGAAAAATATTTCTACAAAAAAAGAGGATTTACAAAAAGCTTTAGTATATTTACAAAGAAGAATTGACTCATTATGATAGCAAAAGCTATAGGTTTTTTAGTTGGATTAATAATACTAGGATTTTTATTCTTAGTAACTAATGCTATGAATAAACCTATTTATAATAAGATGTCTAATGTTTGGGAAGATGATCCTAAAGGTAGACAATATTCTAATATGACTTTGATTGTAATGTTATTTATTGCATTCTTTATGGGACTAATGTTTTAATGCTGCAACTCTCCAATAGTGAAAGATCCTCAGAATTTTTTTTCTGGGGATTTTTTTTATTCAAAAATTTTTTGTATATTATAGTGTAATTAAAATTTTATATCATGGGAGCTTTACCAGAATTTGAAAATGTAGATAATGCTAGATCTACGATGCCTGAGTATAAATCAAAACTTACTCAGATGTACCAGTACCTTAACAGGTCGGTAAATAAGTTTTTCTTTGATTGGGGATACAAACTTGCAGTGCAACGTGTGTATGCCAACAATGCCGCAGCACTTGCTGCCGGATTGAAAAAGGGAGATTGGTATGTTACTAACTCAGGTGGTGACTTATTTGTAAAGATTGTTCAATAATTAAACTTTGAAATCATGGCAGATGAAATACTAAATGAAGCTGCAGCTAAAGAAGCAGCTTTAAAAGAAAATTTGAAAAGAGAAGAGTTAGCTGAAAAAGAATTTAAACTTGATGAAGGTTTACTTTCTGAAGAAGAGTTAGCAGACTTGGCAAAAAAACTTGAAGAAAAAAACAAGAAAGAAGAAGAAAGAAGAAGAGAAGAATTAAAAAAAGCTGAAGAAGAACTACGTACTATTGAAACATTAGTTAATGAGTCTAGTCTTCCATCTATGCTTTACACTTCTTCTAAAATTCAATTATCAGATGCAACTGCTAAAGCAGCAGAGTTAACTGCATTTATTGAGGCATTGTTAAGACCAGGAATCTTTACATCAGTATCTGAAGCATATGATGACGGTGTTCCAGTAGGTACATTTATCATTGTAGATGATCCAAATACTGACGAGACAGAATTTAAGATTGAAGTTGTTACAGAACCATTTACAATAGATGGTGATGAAACACCTGAAGTTGCTGAACCAGTATCTCCGGAAGCTTAACTAAGTATTTATCATGTGCAGCCCGTAACTGGGCTGTACTTTTTTAAAAATTAAAGCTATGTCAAACAGTATAGGAGATTTAAGAAATAGTGGGAACCAGGGAAATAATTTTCCTTGGCAACTGAAAATGCTTGAAGGTTTACAGAAAATCTATGATGAAGTAAAGAAACCTTTGACATGTGCTGAGGATAGTGTTGCTTTATGTTCACCTGGAGGAGGATTACCTGTTATTATTGATTGTAATGATAGAATCAGTTTATGTGTTAATGGTGCTATAGTAAATTCTACAAATGCATTACCAGTAACAATAACAAATCCATTACCTTTAGAAGTAAATATTAATCAGGCTAACGACAGCATTTTAATCTACGGTTTTGATGGTACAAACAATCAACCTATTTCAGTAGGAACAAATGGTTTTGTAAATACTAATGCAACAGTTACTTTTCCAGCATCTTTACCAGTAACACAAGATCCAAGTTCAAATCCTTGGACAGTAGATGGTACTGTAATTACAGATGCAGCTAATAGTTCTGTTGCAATCTGTGGTAATGATGGTATTACAACTAATGTACCAATTGCTGTTACTTCAGCAGGGGAAGTTCTTACACAATCAAATACTTTTGATGGTACAGGTAATCCAATTACAAGTACTACTGCTGGAGCTGATACAGGATTAGATGTAAATATTATTGCTGGAACAGTTACAGCTACTATTGATTGTACTACAAGCTCAATTGCAATATGTGATGGTACAACTAATCTAGCAATTAATAATCCAGGAGGTCCGGCAGATGGTAGTATTAATACTGTACTAATAGATTTTACTAGTGGTTCTACAGCAGTTATTAATCCAGATGGAACTCAGAATAATGCAATTTATGGATATGATTATTCAACATTACAAAATGAAGCAATTACTTCTACAGATATTAGTCCAACAGTACAAGCATTAGATGTTAATGTAGCAGGGTTCTCAAGAACACCAAATATTTTAATTTCTTCTGGTGATCCAGCTACAACAATTGCAGTTCCAGTTTATTCAATTTCATTTTTTAATAACGGATCTACTTTAGTTAATATATCAATGGATGGTGGAACAACAAATGCGTCTATTCCTGCAGGTGTGACCATTACAATGGATGCTGGTGGTATTCAAAATACATATCCTGCAAATACATTTATTGTAGGTAGCACAATTGCAGTAGGAGCATCAATGATAGTAACATATAACTCTTAAGAAATGAGCACATTTATAAATAGAGACTTGCCAAATGATGAATATCAAGCAGCAGTAGGTGCCAATAATCCATCTGCCAGTAATGTATTTGCTACAATTGCAGATTTACCTATAGTAAATGGTGAAGCAGATGCTGTTGTTCTTGATGTAAAAATTAATCAAACTGGAGGTATCAATAAAGGTCAAGCTGTTTATGTAAATGGTGCATCCGGTACAAACATACTTGTTGGGAAAGCAGATTTCTCTACAGAAGCAACATCATCTAAAACTTTAGGTCTTTTAATAACATCTGGTGCAAACAATGCATTTAGTAAAGTTATTACACAAGGTTCATTAAAGGGTACTGGTACTGAACCATTAGACACAAGTGCTGGAGCAGCAGGTGATCCTGTATGGTTAGGAGATGATGGTAACTTGATTTATGGTCTTGTTAATAAACCATATGCACCAAATCATTTAGTATTTATTGGAGTTGTTGTAGAATCTAATAACTCAGTAGGAGAGATTTATGTTAAAACTCAAAACGGTTTTGAACTTGATGAGCTTCATGATGTAGATCTTGAAAGTACACCACCAGTAGATAATGATGTTCTTACATTTAATGCATTTACTCAATTATGGGAACCAAAACAAATAACTGCAACAGGTGGAAATAGATTGATTTCTGGTGGAGCATCATGGTCAGGTATAGGGATGGTTTTTGATGTAACAGCACTTGTATATGAAATTGATGGTACTGAATATAACACAGCTGCAACAAATGTAACATTAGCAAATGGTGATCCTACAAATCCTAGATTTGATGCAATTGTTTCTGATGATACAAATACAGTTTATGTTATTACAGGTACTCCAGCAGCAAATCCATTAGCTCCTGCTATACCTGGAAATGCAGTACTTGTACAATATATACTTGTAGGTGTAGGTGCAACAACTCCTTCTGTATCAAATGAATTTGTTTATAGACAAGGGTCTGCTCCTGATTGGGTTCCTATTGTAGTAGGAGGTTCAGGTACTCCTTTGACGGCTGTACAAAATAGTACAACTCCTCCACCATTTGAAGGAGGAGAATGTTTATTAGTAAATGCCCCTACTTATGCAGCTAAATATGTTCAGTACACAAAAGGAACGGGAACATTGTTAAGATCAGCATATCCGTTTTTATCAATAAGATTTAGACTTCCGGTAGCATTACCAGCAAGAAATGTATTTGTTCAATTATTAAATAATAATACCGCAATTGGTTTACAATATTTAACTTCTTGGGGTGCTAGTATGTCATCAACAGGTTCATGGCAACTTGTTGTTATTCCTACGTCAGCATTTGGTAATGCAGGTATTACAAGTTTTAATAGAATTAGAATTTATTTTACAGGTAGTACAATAGGAACAAATCAGTTTGCATTTGATGATATTAAATTTCAAACAGGTTTTGGACCTCAAGTAAATACAGCTACTATAGATATACTTGATAGTGGAACAGTGATTGGTTCAACTGCAAAACTTAATTTTACTGATGGTACAAATACAACTGCTGTTGTAACACAAGATGTTCCTAATAATAAAATTGATGTAAAATTTGATACACCAAATATTACATTAAGTTCTGCAGCAGGTACTAGTTTAGTAAATGATGGTACAGGACCTGCATTGGCATTAAAAGGATTGTTAGGAGGTACTGGAATTACACTTGCAACAAATTTAGCTAATACACTTGTTACTATTACTAATGTTGAGCCTGATCAAATTGTAGCTTTGACATCTGGTACAGGAATTAATGTAACAGGAACATATCCTAACTTTACAATAGCTAATACTGCTCCAGATCAAATTGTATCACTGACAGCTGGAACTAATATTGGTATTACAGGAACATATCCTAACTTTACTATCAATAGTACAGCTCTTCCAGCAGTACAGTCAGTTGTAAGTGCTGCAACAGTAACTCCAACTTTTGCTAATGATTTAGTAAAAATTACAGCACAAGCAGTAGGTTTAACATTAGCAGCTCCAACAGGAACAGCTATAGATGGCAAAGACTTAATAATAAGAATTAAAGATAATGGTTCAGCACAAACTATTACTTGGACATCAGGAACTGGTGGATATAGAGCAATAGGAGTGACTTTACCCACTACTACAACAGCAGGTAAAACTACTTACGTTGGATTGATTTACAATTCTGATGATAGTAGATGGGATGTAATTGGAGTAACAACACAAGCATAATATGAGCTATCAAGAAATAATATCATTAATGCCAAAAGGTTCTACTTTTAATTGTAGTACTCCAGTGCAAAATACTACTTTAACTGTTGGTACTGGTACAAGTGGTACTGATAAAGCTCCTTTATGGGGTCTTAATAATTTTGGTGAGTCTGCATTAATATATACTCAAGCAAATTTAGGGTCATCAAAACAAATAAGAGGTATAGGTTTTTATTTTCAAAGTTATACTGTTCCTTACACTTATGATAATGTTGAAGTATGGCTAGCTCATACAACTAATGCAGAATTTCCTGTAGGAACAACTGTAGGTTATTCAGGAATGACTATTACTGATTTGACTAAATGTGATGTTGCATCATGGACTGTTTCTGTAAATAACACATTTCAATTTAGAATATTCAATACTTCAAATTTTTGTTACAATGGAGTAGATAATCTTCTTGTAATAGTTAAAAACTTTGATGGGTCTTGGTCATCTGGGTTTGGTACATCTAGATTTTCTACTACTACTGGTTGGAGAACTGTATATGCTGGACAAGATCCAGTATATCCACCAAATGGTACAGCAATGACTAGATTACAACAAGTAAACAATGCTCTAATATATTACTAACATGGCTATAGATAATAACATATTAGCACAACAATTAGGAGTTCATGGGACAGTTGAAAATTGTTATGACTATGAAGGTATTTATTATTTAATTACAGTAAGTAATTGGGATACAGATATAACAACATTTGAATCAATTGTAGATCCAATTATTTTAAATGACTTTGGAGATAAAACAGTAACTTTAAGTGAAGATCAATATTTAAAAGCTTGTTATAATAAGATTGATGATATTGATATTGATAATATATTAGAAGATTAAAAATGGGAACTGAACTTTTAACAATTGGAATTTTTGTAGCAAGCAGTATTCTTGCAATAATTGGGTTTTTTCTAAGAAGTGCTTATAGTACTGTAAATAAACAAATAGAAACATTAACTTTAGAAAATCAAAAAAGAATTGAGGATCAAGGAAAGTTAAAAGGTAAGTTTGAGTTATTAGAACAAGAGCATAGATTAAAGTTGCAACACATTGAAGAAAATACTCAACATGAAATAAAAAACATGGCAACTAAAGTAGGAGAACTTTCTGATGTTGTAGGAGATTTAGTTAGAATCCAAATGAATGGATCAACAAGAAGAAGAAATAACAATAATAATTAATATGTCACTAAGAAAAAGATGGAATGCACCTACTCCAAAGTTTTGGAAAAAAGTGCAACAGATTGCAATAGCAGCCGGAGCAGTAGCAGGAGTTATCATTGCTGCTCCAATTGCTCTTCCTGCAGCAGTAGTAACAGCTGCAACATATGTTGTAACTGCAGGAACTGTAGCAGCAACATTAGCTCAACTTACAGTTGATGATAGTAAAGTTGAAAAAGTAGAAACCCCCTAAATAATAAATAATGGCAACTAAAAAGAAAGAAGTAAAAGACATTGAAGTAGAAGTAAAAACTAAGAAAGTCAAAGCTAAAGTCAAAAAAGAAGGAAAGAAAGTTGACGTAGTGGTTGATACTCCTAAAGTAGATGTAGAACTTCATAAAGATGAAGAGAAAAAAGAGTTCAAACTTGATAGTAAAAAACTAGATGTCAATGTTGTAAAAACAGAAGAAGGAACTCAAGTAACTGTTGATGCAGAAAACTCAATTTTAACTAAAGTTGGAAACTGGCTTGCCAAGTTTTATGCTAAAAAATTTAATAAGAAAAAATGAGTATCCTAGACCTATCCAAAATAAAACAGGTACCTCTCTCAGAAGGACAGTATGTAAATGAGGAGACCAAAAAACTACAGATTGTATTACACCATACAGCAGGAAATTCTTCTGCACCTGGTACAATTAAAATGTGGAATGCAGATGATAGAGGACGTATTGCCACATGTGTAGTTATATCTGGTAAAGGATTATCAAAAGATACATATGATGGAGAAATTGCTCAGGCATTCTCATCTAAAAAATGGGCATATCATTTAGGAGTAAAAGGTGATGTATTTAGAGCTCAAGGTTTACCATATAGATTATTAGATCCTTTAGCTATTGGTATTGAAATATGTAACTGGGGACCATTGACTCAAAAGGCAGATGGTAAATTCTATAACTATGTAGATAGAGTTGTGCCGGCTGATCAAGTATGCACTCTTGATAAACCATATAAAGGATATAAACATTATCATGCGTATACAGATGCACAGATAGAATCAGTAAGACAATTACTTATTTACTGGAATAAGGTTCATGGTATTTCACTTAAATATAATGAAAAAGATTTATGGGAAGTTTCCAAGAATGCTCTATCTGCAGTACCTGGAGTTTATACTCACAACTCCTACAGAAGAGATAAGAGTGATATATCTCCTCAACCAAAAATTATAGCAATGCTTAAATCTCTTGTAAAATGAAATTTAGAAACAACTGGAAAAATCACAAACCAAATTGGAAAACAATAACTATTAGATGTAGAGTATCTATGTTAGATGTATTTTCATTAGAGATAGATCCAGCTAGAAATTTCTATGCATTGACTATTATAAACTTTACTATTAAAAATAGATGACAATGAAAACTAATTTACCAAAAGCACAGGGTGGTCGTATTGTTAAAACTGTAGCAAAAACTGTTAAGAATACTTCAAAACCTGTTACTAAACCTAAAGTAACAATACCTAAAGTTGATCCTCGTAGTGGAAAACCTCTTTCTCCTTCTCAAATACAAGCAATTAAAAGTGGTAAAAAGTTAACTTTTCATACGGTAGATGAACAGAATGCTGCAAGAGATTTAAAAAAAGCAGTTGAAAGTAGAACTAATCCAAAACCTCCTGCAAAACTATCTACATATAAGAATAGACAATCTGACTATGAAAAAGCTCTTTGGGAATCATATCAACAAAAAGGTGGTACTGTAAAAAAGAAATTTCAAAATGGTGGTTCTACAACCAAATCATTTAAAAATCCTTTGACTGGTAGAACAAGAGTAACTGAAGGTTGGAAAGAAAAACCTGCAAAAAGAACAGGAACTGTTCCACCACGTCCGGGTTATGCAGAAAAGAAAGTTGATGTCTATGATAAAAAAGGTGACAAAATAAAAACAATTGATAAAACAAGAATGTTAACTTCTGCACCTAAAGAGGATAATAAGTTTCTTAGTAGAGGTAGAAATAGTTGGGCTTATACTAAAAAAGTTACTAAATACAAAGAGTAATTATTCTATAGAATATATAGTAATCCAGGTATTTTCTATGCCTGGATTTTTTTGTTTAAATATTTCTAGTTTAAACTTTTCTTGTATATTTGTCTAAACTTTAATTAATATATTATGGAAAACCAACACAATGATGAGCAATTGTCACCAGAACAATTGGAAGCAAGAAGAGATGAAATGAAACAATTTTATGAAAAATCTCTTCCCTATCTTGAAGCACAAGCTAAGTATGAGAAGTTACTTACTGAAGTAGAGCAAGCAAGATACCAAAGAGCAACAATGCAGATACAGTATGCAAATATGATGGCTGCAGCTCAAGGTCTTCCCATTGATGAAGAAGAGGATGAAGACAGAGAAGAACCTAGACAACCTGTTGTACCAACACCAAGACCTGTAGCAAAAGCACCTGCTGAAGGTAAAAAATTAAGAAAAGGATAATGGCTCTTGTTAATCAAGTACAGAAAAGGGTCAAAATGCCCAAATGGGATATTGTAAAATTTCAGATATTAACTCATTGTTATATTAACCGTATAACAATGAGTGATTCTGATTTAGACTGTCTTACATTATTAAGTTTTAATGAACCTATTGAGTTAAGTAATTTTTGTCTTGATGCATCTGCAGAGGAAGAATGGATTTTTAAATCTCCTCAAACTGTCAGAAACAGTATAAACAAAGCTGAGAAAAATGGACTTGTAGTAAAGGATCCAAGCAATAAAAAAGTAATAATGCTGAATCCAAATTTAAAAATTCAAATAGAAGGTAGCATTTTACTGGATTATAAATTTTTAGGACATGATACCGAAGAAAGCAAATAGTTTATACAAGGAGATGACAAAAGAGTTTGATATCTCTGAAGATTTAGTAGAAAGTTTAATTGAAACTTACTACAAAACATTAAGAAAAAAAATGAGTAACTTAAGTGATTTAAGAATTAATGTAGATGGTCTTGGTCATTTTGTTCTTAAAATTCAAAAGGTAAAGAAAGCAATACCTCATTATGAAAAAGTTTTAGAAAATCATGATACCTCAACATTCGGTGCTTATCATAATAAAAAGAGTGTAGAAGAAAAACTAGAACTTTTAAACAACATTCACTCTAAAGTAGAGAAAGAATTATTAAAACGTAAAACTTTTAAAGATGAAAAACACATTAAAATTAATTTGGCAGAACCGAAAACAGATAGTTGAAGGAATAACTAATTCAATTATTAGAGATGAAACTGTAGAAGAAATAGCAAGACTCAGATATTCTATTTGTGATGAATGTGAAAAAATAGATATTAAAGGTAAAGAGTGTGCTATGAAAGGTACTCAGCCTTGTTGTGCTGAGTGTGGATGCTCACTTAATTTTAAAACTAGATCTCTTGCATCTGACTGTCCACTTGGTAAATGGGATGCCATTGCTACAGTAGAGGAAGAAGATGCATTAGATAACCTTAAAGATTAATAATATGATTGTATTTAATGCAGATGATCATAGTTACAGAAGTATTGATGACAGTAACATTGATTGGATAAGTGTAACAACACTTGTTTCCCATTTTAAAAAACCTTTTGATGCAAAGAAAATTGCAGAAAAAGTCAGTAAAAATAAAAGATCGAAATGGTTTGGAATAGATCCTGTAATTATTCAACAAATTTGGACTAATGAAGCTGACAGATCTACTACATTAGGGACATGGTATCATAATCAAAGAGAAGATGATATTTGTTCTTTGGCCTCAATAGAAAGAGAAGGAGTTACTGTACCTGTATTTAAACCAAGTGAACTTAAAGAAGGTGTAAAAATCGCACCATTACAGAAACTTGAACCTGGAGTTTATCCAGAACATATGGTATATTTAAGATCAGTAGGTATCTGTGGACAATCAGATTTAGTGGAAGTAGTCAATGGTAAAGTAAATATCATTGACTACAAGACTAACAAAGAAATTAAAAAAGAATCTTGGGTGGACTGGGAAGGAAAGTCAGAAATGATGTCTCATCCAATTGATAATTTAGAAGATTGTAACTTTTATCATTATGCATTACAGCTTAGTATTTATATGTATATTATACTAAAGCATAATCCAAAATTAAAACCTGGAAAAATATTTATACATCATATTACATTTGAAGTAGATAGAGAAGACAACTGGGGATATCCTGTAAGTAAGTTAGATGTTAATGGAGACCCTATAGTAAAAGAAGTTAAGCCAATTGCAATACCTTATTTAGTAGATGAAGTATTAGCAATTATTCATTACCTTAGTGATAATAGACATAAACTTAAAAAGAAATGATTTTAACCAAACTATTTGATGTTCAGAATGGAGTTGTAATTCCTACTGAACATTGCTATACATTAAAAGCTCTTAAAGATGTTATGGATGAATATCCAGATGATTATCTTAAGATCTATTTGTATTTGTTTTACATGTCATGTCCTAATCCTGATTTAAATCCATTTTTCTTTACACCAGATGTAGATAAAGAACATTTAATTATTGATCAAATTGGTGCAGAATTCTCTACTGAAGATGACACAATACATGTAGCATTACAATTTTGTCAAAGAATGTATGAGACTCCTACATCTAGAGCATATAAAGGTATTGCATCTATGTTAGATAGATTAGGAAGATATATGGAGAATACACCAATTACACACGGTAGAGACGGAAACTTTAACTCTTTAATTGCTGCAGCTAAAAACTATGAAGCAATTAGACAGTCTTTTAAAGGTGCTTATAAAGATCTTCAAGAAGAACAACAAAGTAAAGTACGTGGTGGACAAGGATTAGCATATGACATGTAATGAGTGAAATTTATCAAGACATACCGACCTATGAAAACGGAAACTGGACAACTACAAGTTTTGAATCCAGAGAGGACTTCACTAAGTTTATCTTTGACTTATTTAAAGAACCCGGAGAATATGACTTCAATGAAGTTACAAATGAAATATTTATTTCTGAATCAACCAAGTTCAAAAAAGATAGAGTATATTGTACAGCTCCCTTTAAATCAAAAGACTACATAAATTATTGGGATGACCAAAAAAATAAATGTCGTAAAGGTATAATAGTTAAGGATGGTGATTTGACCTGGTTTGTTTGCAGGGAGTATTACATGTGGCTAAACTTTTTACCAATTTTTGATAAGGAAGAACAGAACTTTGGTTTTGCTAAAATTAGAGATGCCCAGTATCATTTAGCTTTGTATGAATTACTTTCAGAACTAAACTATAAACATGCAGCTGTTTTAAAGAAACGTCAGATTGCATCTTCTTATTATCATATGGGTAAGTTTATAAACCAGCAATGGTTTGAAGCTGGGGTTACTCTTAAGATGGGTGCTAGTCTTAAAGATTATATCAATGAAAAAGGATCCTGGAAATTCTTACAAGAATATGCTGCATTCTTAAATGAACATACTGCATGGTACCGTCCAATGTCTCCGGACAAAGTAATGATGTGGCAACAAAAGATTGAGGTAAGAAAAGGAGATAGAAAGAATGAGGTTGGTCTCAAAGGAACTATTCAAGGTATGTCATTTGAGAAAGATCCAACAAATGGTGTAGGGGGTCCAGTTAAATATTTCTTCCATGAAGAGGCTGGGATTGCTCCCAAGATGGATCAGACATATGAGTACATGAGACCAGCCATGAGATCTGGTTTAATTACTACAGGTATGTTTATTGCTGCTGGATCTGTGGGTGATTTGTCTCAGTGTAATCCACTTAAAGACATGATCTTAAATCCTACATCTAAAGATATATATGCTGTAAAAACTAATCTTATTGATGAAAAAGGAACTGAAGGTCTCTCAGGTTTATTTATTCCAGAACAATGGTCTATGCCTCCATACATAGATGAATATGGTAATTCACTTGTAGAAGAAGCATTAGAAGCTTTAGAGAAACAATTTAAACAATGGAAAGATGAACTTTCTCCAGAAGACTACCAGTTAAGGATATCTCAGCATCCAAGAAATATTAAAGAGGCATTTGCATATAGAACTGTCTCTGTATTTCCACCACATCTTCTTAGTGCTCAAGAAAGAAGAATTGAAGATAAAGAATATGGTTATGAGTATCTAGATATATCTACTGATGTAGATGGAAAACCAGTAGTTACAAAAAGTAATAAGAGACCAATAATGGAATTTCCTATAAACAAAAAGACAGAAGATAAAACTGGATGTCTTGTTGTATGGGAAAGACCAGTAGCAGATCCTACATTTGGACAGTATTATGCATCTATTGACCCCGTAGGTGAAGGTAAAACTACAACATCAGAATCCCTCTGTTCTATCTATATTATGAAATCTCCTATTGAAGTAACCAAACATACTGGAACAGAAACGGAAACTTATATAGAGCAAGGTAAGATTGTAGCTGCATGGTGTGGTAGATATGATGATATTAACAAAACTCACCACCAATTAGAACTTATTATTGAATGGTACAATGCTTGGGCACTTGTAGAAAATAACATATCTTTGTTTATTCAGTATATGATATCTAGAAGAAAGCAGAGATATCTTGTACCAAAGAGTCAGATCATGTTCTTAAAAGATCTAGGTTCTAACAATAATGTATTCCAGGAATATGGTTGGAAGAATACAGGAACCCTTTTCAAAGCCCACCTTCTTAGTTATGCCATAGAATATACTAAAGAAGAATTAGACCAGGAACTTAAACCAGATGGTACAGTTGTCAGAACAACATATGGTATAGAAAGAATTCCTGATCCTATGTTATTGAAAGAAATGAGAGATTATGCAGACGGAGTTAACGTGGATAGACTAGTTTCCTTTGCTGCACTTGTATCATTCATGAAGATTCAAGAGTCAAATAGAGGTTATTCTAAAAGAACAATTATGGATGATGCAGCCAAAAACTTGCAAAAGTCAGAAAATTTGTTTAAATTAAATAAGAGCCCATTCAGACATATGGGTAATAAGGGTATGATGAATACTATGAGTGGATTTAAGAAATCTGCATTTAAAAATATTAAATAAGAGTTATGCAAATATACAACGCATTACAGGCTAAAAAAGGTGCTAAGACTGAACAAAACAGGTTAGGTAGTATAACTCAACCATTACAGTTTTTACCAAAGAAAGATAAAACAGAAGAGTGGGCTGCATGGAATTTAGATTGGTTAGAGTGGCAAGGTCTTAAACAGATCAGGAGAAATGCCAGAAGACATATGAAAAATTACAAGTTAGCTAAAGGTATAATTGATAGAACAGATTACATAGTTGAAGAAAATAATGAATATAGAGATGTAGTTGAATTACTTACTAAAGAAGATGTATCTGCTTTAGAATTAAAGTTCTATCCAATTATTCCAAATGTTATTAATGTTCTTGTAGCTGAATTTGCAAAGAGATCAACTAAATTAACATATAGAGCTGTTGATGATTTTTCATACAATGACATGCTTGAACAAAAAAGAGCACAAGTAGAACAAACATTGATGGCAGATGCATCAACTAAAATGTTAGCTGCAATGTTAGAACAAGGACTTGATCCTGATTCTCCAGAAGCACAACAACAAATTTCTCCAGAAAGTCTTAAATCTTTACCTGAAATTGAACAGTTCTTTAAGAAGGATTATCGTTCTATGGTAGAACAATGGGCTGAACATCAACATAAAGTTGATGTTGAAAGATTTAGGATGGATGAACTTGAAGAAAGAGGTTTCCGTGACATGCTTATTACAGATAGAGAGTTCTGGCATTTTAGAATGTTAGAAGATGATTATGATGTAGAGTTATGGAATCCTGTACTTACCTTCTATCATAAGTCTCCAGATATTAGATATATATCTCAAGGTAACTGGGTAGGTAAAACAGACATGTTTACAGTATCTGATGTTATTGATAAGTTTGGTCATGTTCTTACAGAAGAACAACATGAAGCTCTTGAATCTGTATATCCTATCAGATCTGCTGGTTACACTATTGGTGGTCTTCAAAATGATGGTACTTTCTATGATGGTACTAAATCTCATGAATGGAATACTAACATGCCGTCACTTGGAATGAGACAATATACTTCATTTATGGCTGGTAATATTCTTGATGGTTCAGATATCATAACTCAGATCTTAGCTGAAGGAGAAGATTACTATGATCAAGGAACTGCTTATCTACTTAGAGTAACTACAGCTTATTGGAAGTCTCAACGTAAAATAGGTCACTTAACTAAGATTACTGAAGAAGGAGAAGTAACAAATGAAATTATTACAGAAGACTATCAAATAACAGATAAACCAATTTATGATACCAGACTATTCAAAAATAAAACAAAAGATAATTTGTTATTTGGAGAGCACATAGATTGGATCTGGATTAATGAAGTATGGGGTGGTGTAAAAATTGGACCAAACATTCCATCTTTCTGGGGTATGAATAATCCTGGAGGGTTCTCACCTATTTATATCGGTATAGATAGAAATCATATTGGACCACTTAAGTTTCAATTTAAAGGTGACAGTACTCTATATGGTTCTAAACTTCCTGTTGAAGGTTCTGTATTTTCTGATAGAAATACTAAATCAACTGCACTTATTGACTTAATGAAACCATATCAGATTGGATATAATATTGTCAATAATCAGATAGCAGATATCCTAGTAGATGAACTAGGTACTATTATCATGCTAGATCAAAACTCTTTACCTAGACACTCATTAGGAGAAGACTGGGGAAAAGGAAACTTGGCCAAAGCATATGTAGCAATGAAAAATTTCCAGATGTTACCATTGGATACTTCTATTACAAACACAGAGAATGCATTAAACTTCTCTCATTTCCAAAAATTAGATCTATCTCAGACAGAGAGATTAATGTCTAGAATTCAGTTAGCTAATTACTTTAAACAACAAGCATATGAAGTAATAGGTGTAAACCCTCAACGTATGGGTCAACAATTATCTCAACAAACTGCTACAGGTGTTGAACAAGCTGTTGCTGCCTCTTATGCACAAACAGAAACTTACTTTATCCAACACTGTGATTACTTGATGCCACGAGTACATGAAATGAGAACTAACTTATCTCAATTCTATCACTCAACAAAACCGTCAGCTAGATTAACTTATGTTACATCAGCAGATGAAAAAGTAAATTTTG